CATGTCTGAATCATTATATGTTGATGATATTCCTGGTGATACACCACAGATTTGGAAAGACATCTCTTCTGACGAAGGTAAGATTAATTCTAATTATGGTTGGTGCATTTACTCTGAAGAGAATGGTAATCAATATTCTCACGTTCTTCGTGAATTGAGAAACAATCCAAACTCTCGTAGAGCAACAATGATTTATAATCGTCCAAGTATGCATTTGGATTACAGCCGAGATGGTATGTCTGACTTTATGTGTACCTACGCAAATACTTTTTATATTCGCGACAATAAATTAGTATCGCATTACTTGATGCGTTCTAACGATGCTGTCTTTGGATATAACAATGATTATGCTTGGGCAAAGTTTGTTCAGAATCAACTTGCTGAAGATCTTGGTATTGAAGTTGGTGAATTAATTTGGACAGCATCCAATTTTCATGTATATGAAAGACACTTTAACTTTATTGAGGAATTAGTGGATGGAACAAAAGTGGGATAAACGCTTTATGCGTGTTGCTCAAGAAATCTCTTCTTGGAGCAAAGACCCTTCAAAACAAATAGGAGCGGTGGCAGTTAATTCTGACCGTCGTATCCTAGCAACTGGATATAACGGATTTCCAAAAGGAATTCAAGATTTTCCTGAACGATACGAAGATCGTAATATTAAATATGATCTTGTCGTACATGCCGAAATGAATTGCATATATAATGCTACATTCAACGGTATTTCATTAAAGGATGCAACTCTATATGTTTATGGATTACCTGTCTGTCACGATTGCGCAAAGGGAATTATCCAAGTGGGCATAAATAGAATTGTAATGGCAATGGAAGATATTCCACAAAAGTGGTTAGATTCATTTGAAAAATCTCGAAGAATGTTTGACGAAGCCAATATTACAGTTGACTTTATAACGGAAAGTAGCCATTGACATTTGTGATGAACTATGTTATAATGGTATTTAAATTTTTAAGGATATTATATTATGAAAGAAATGGTAATTGATTTATTTTATGGAGTTGCATTTGTTGCGCTCATCGCATTGACGATGTATGGTTTCATTGCTGCTCTCGAAGCAATTAATATGACAAAGGATTCAATTAGGCTCGCAATCGCGACTCCTCTATTTTTATTCTTCTGCTATCACTTCGGTGGTTTAACAAGGTCAATTCTAAATAAGGACTAATATGTCATTACATAAAAGAATAGTTCTTGACTTTGACGACACCTTAGCGTTTACTTCAAATCGTGATTGGGAAAACGCAGAACCTAACATTGCTTTAATTGAAAAATGTAATGAACTATATGAAGCAGGTTGGCAAGTAGATATTTTTACTGCTCGTGGTTCTATTTCTTGTAGGAGTAGAGTTGAAGCAGAAAACAAATATGGAGAACAAATCCGTACTTGGTTGGATAAGCATCATGTAAAATATCATATGTTATCTTTTGATAAACCACTTGCTGCATATTATATTGATGATAAAGGTATTACTCCTGAAGATTTCATATATGCAGATATAAGAGAATTGGAAGGCGGTCTGTCAGGATCTGATATTTACACTGATGGTGTTTTAGTACATAAGACAGCAAGTAATGCTCATGAAGTAGCAAAGTGGTATAAAGAAACAGGTTCAGCAGTTATGACTCCTGAAATCCATAGAGTTGTTGGTGATACAATTACGATGGATTATATTGACCACGATGAAGAGTTCTTCAGGCATTCTCCATATAAATCATTGGCAATGATACAAGAAGCACTTGATGAATTTGGTCATATTCCAAGAAGTAAAAAGTTTCTAACATTTGATGATTATATCGCAAGGATTGTAGGACATGTTCAGTTAGCTGATATTCCTGCATTTAATGATATCGTCGAAAGACTCGCAACAATTGAATTAGATTATGGATATTGTCATGGAGATTTTGGTGTTAAGAACATGCTCTTTACAGAACAGTACATGCACTTAATTGACCCTATCCCTAATGTGTTTGGTTGTCGTGAACTTGACATCGCAAAATTCTTAGCAAGCTTAGTTATCAACTCATATAGTGTTGAACTACAAGATCTTTCTATTAATACATTATTAGCTTATAACCCAAATATTAACAAAGATGAACTATTAACTCTTACTTGCGCTGAAATCATTCGCGTATATAAGTATCACCCTGATAAGGATTTTATTATACAATGTGTTAACGATGTTATGTCGGAGTTTATGTAATGGGATACCCAACGCAAGGTCGTATTGCTACTGATGTTGAATACATCAAAAAATTAGTTGAAGATTCAGAATCTGAAATTGATAGGCTCAAACAACTTGCGGTGAGAAATGGCGAAATGCTTAGAGAGATTTTAAAAATATTGGAGAAAGCAAATGTTTCTAGATAGAAAGAAATTACCTGAAGATTTTAAAGTAGGATTTACATGTTCTACTTTTGATTTATTTCATGCAGGTCATATTGTTATGCTACAGGAAGCAAAGACATTATGTGATTATTTAATTGTTGGTTTATTAATTGACCCAACAGTGGATCGTCCTGAGTCAAAGAACAAACCTATTCAGACACCTTTTGAGAGATACATACAGGTATCATCTTGTAAGTATGTTGACGAAGTTATTCCTTTTACAACTGAACAAGAAATCGTTGATATGATCTTGACGATTAATCCTGACATAAGAATTGTCGGAGAAGAGTATAAAGACCAAGAACATACAGGTAAAGGTCTCTGTCCTGTTCATTATAATCGAAGAAGACATTCGTTTAGTTCAACAGAGCTCAGGCAACGTGTAGTCAATTCTAATAAATAAAAATACAGTCGGATATATTATACATTATGAAAAACATTGGATTCGCAAAGATTGGCAAGTCGGTCAAGTTCAAACGCAATAGGTTCTCACCTATTGGTGGAGACAACGAGCCATCCTCAGTTCTAATTGCACTCGCAAATAATAACCCAGATAAAACATTTTATATTATCGGTCGTTCTGACTTCAGTACTCTTTCTGAATCTGAAGCTTTGGATTTGTTTCCGTATGATAATGTAATTGATATTTGGAAAGGTATTAAGAACGATGAAACCGATACCTTTTATCGTCATGTGATTAACTATTTTAATCAGAAAGGATTTAAGTTAGATTATACTGTTATGATGGTAGGTCAAGTTGGTACAGTTACGATCCCAGGCAAAATTACTCAGGTGAAACATTTGAAAGAAGGTATCACTGACGGCAAACCTGCATCTGTGATTGATATGACAAAGAACTATACTTCACCTATTGCGATTTGGTTAAATGAAGAAAAGCCTGACTATGTTGAGATTGTAAATGATCCAAGATATGTAATGAATCAGTCAAGAGATATATTCCATTTACCAAATATGTCTTTGGGTCAATACGATTATGAGTATAAAGCAAGTACAATTGAATCATATGAAAATCAAATACGATCCGACAAATTTGTAAAATCTGTATACGCAGGAATGGAAACAAACTTTTGTGTTCGTTACGACTATGCAGAAGAATTTAATACAACAAGAAACATTCCTTTTATGGTAATATTGAATGAAGGCAAACCTTCAAGATATGGATTGATGAAGGAATGGGTACTTAACGATTTTGAAGATGTTGAAGTTTATGGCAAATGGGAACACCCTGATACAGAAACTGATGCTAGGTTCAAAGGTTCTATTCATCTTGATGATGTAATTCGTAAATTGGATAATGTTAAATTTACATTCATTATTCCAATTGAAAAAGGTTGGGTGACAGCAAAGTATATTGAAATGATACATGCAGGAGTCGTTCCTTTCTTACATCCAACATATGATGAACAGAAACATTTACCTATACCTGACTTCTTACGACCAAAAACTCCTGCTGAGTTTAAAGAAAGAATGGATAGATTATTAAATAATGAAGAAGAGTACTTATCAGTAGTAAAAGGATTACGTAAACTTGTATGTAAGCCAGAATTATATGATGGTACTTTCTTAAACAATAAAATTATGACAGCAATTGATGAAAATTATGTTATGCCTGACGTAACACAATTTGAAAAGAAAACTGCTGCTACACTTGAGGACTTTTTCGGATGAAACAAGATATAACATGGGCACCACTTATTCCGCTTATTGGTGGACAAATGCTAGGAGCGGAGAAAGCTTTCGGTAAACCACCCGAAGCAATTTATTCTTATACAGGATTTGAAGCTAACGACGGACATTATGTTAACTATCAACAAAATACAAAAGGACGTGATATTCCTTATGTATTGCTTGATTCTGAAAATCCAAACATTAAACAAGTAGATGTAGTATCAGGTACTCCACCTTGTGCTGCACTATCACAATTAAATACTGGATTGAGTGAAGAATCAAAAGGTGCTAAATGTGCAAAGAATGAATTTATGTATCAAGTCTTTCAAGACGGTATTGATATATTAGGTGCAAAGGTTGTCATTGTTGAGAATGCTCCTGCACTATATACAAATAAAGGTCGTCCAGTTGCGAACCGTCTGTATGAAATTTGCGCTGAGAGGGGTTATTCCTTATCGCTGTATAAAACATCAACGAGATACCATGGAGTTCCTCAGGGACGAGATAGAACGTTTGCGATTGGTTGGAAGTCAAGTACTTCTCCTGTATTGAATTGGTATAACCGTGATCGTAAATCGTTTGCTGAATATCTACAAGAGATTCCTGATGACGCATTACAACAAGATTTAATTATTAATAAGAATGTACCTGA